GTTGCTACAACGCGAAGCACAGCCGCTAGTACAAAAGGCCCGTCAAGAGGCTTATAATGACGTTACGGCGAGAGGGCGTTGGCGCAACCGTGAAGGCGAAACAGTCCAGAAAGACACGAAGGGCGCATTTATGAACCTTTACCGAAGCATAGGCGCATTTAGCAACAAAGGCGAAGCAAAGGCATACGTGGTGGTCGGCATAAAGTCCATCGGCAAAAAGGGGGCATACTACGCACCCTGGCAGCTTTTCGGTGGGACCAAAAAAGGATTCCAGGCCAAACGGTTTATAGATAAAGCGTTGGACGATACCAACGTACCCGAAAAGGCAGCGCAAAAAATTACTAACTTTGTACAGAAGCGTATTAAAGCACACCTGCGTTGAACTACTTACAATACATACACGAAGCGGTCCAAGCGTCCACAAGTACGCCAGTTTACGCTTATGCAGCCCCCCAGGGCGTAGCCGTGGATTTTATCGTATTGCAGGTCAACGGGTTAGAAGTTAGCGAAACCAAAGACCAGTACAAGGCCGAGCGCGTAGCCGCTACCCTTTTCATGCACTACGCTGACGCGGACACCGCCCAGGCGCAACTTTCGCAGATTCGCCACAACTTGCAGCACTACCCGCGCGTTATTCCTATGTACGTGGATTACGTTAACAGCGACAGCGGAAGCATTGAAGGCGAGGACTGCGCGGCAGAAACTTTAGGCGTAGCAGCCGAAACGACTTTCACCCTTGCCTACATGGAAGGGCTACAAATGTTCTATAATGAAGACGACGAAGCGGTAATACTTGCCGCCGATTTTACATTCCTAATCAATTACTAAAATGAGCTCAGTTAGTGGCGGCGAAGTCCGCTTATTCTTATCAGCTGACGGAGGTACTACGTATAAGGCGTTCGCGTCTGAAACGGAGTGCAGCTTCGAAATGAACGCGGAAACCCGCGAAACCACATCAAAGGACGTAGCAGTGTTCCGCACCTACGTTACTAGTGCTAAAACTTGGAGCGTTAGCGGTACCACGCTATTCGGTGACGACGTTTCTAGCGCATGGAACCCAGACGAACTTTACGGCAAGGTTGGCGACATTGTTAAGCTTCGCATTACCCAGGTAGCAGCCGGAACGGCGACGCCCGTAACTGGCGAAACCAAAATCGAAGGCGACGCGATTCTTTCGCAGCTTTCGGTAACTGCACCGGACAAAGACAACGGAAGCGTTACGTTCACACTGAACGGAACCGGAGCATTCACCGTAGGTACAAACTAAAAAATAAATAGCGATGGAAGGGAAAAAGTTCACGCTGGGGGCAGCGCTTTTATTTGAAGAGGTTACGGGAAAAACCGTTACCGACATGGGGAATCTAGGCCTAGCAGACATGCTAGCCATGCTTTACTCTCAAGAGTTTTGGAACGTCAGCGACCGCCCAAGCTTCGACGAGTTCAAAGCCATGGCGGGGGCCTGGGATATTTCCGAACTTACCCAGCGGCTTAACGGCCCTTTTTCCCAGCCGGCGGCCCAATAGACGTATTGGGTCAGCTGGTGGGACGTTTGGGCATTGCGCCCAGCGAAGCAAAGACGTTAACCAAAGACCAGCTCGAAGCCGTCATCAAACACGGCGTAGACAAGGAAAAAGACGAGTGGCGCCGGTCCCGCTGGCTAGCCGCGGTAATCGTCAACATTAGCGGGAAAAGCACAAAGAAAGTGGTTACGGAAACGGACCTACTTAAATTTGAAGACGAGAACAAAGAAAGCAGCCTTCGGGCATTATTAAGGAGCTATGGCGAACGACGTAACCAGTAAGGTAATATTTGGGCTAGACCCAAGCGACTTTCGCCGTAGCATACAGCAAGTAGATGCACGATTAAAGGAAACCGCCAAACAGTTTAATAACCTTGGCGGGGTCATCGGTGCAGCTTTCGCGGGCGGTGCAATTATAAACTTTGCCAACGAAGCCATGCGCCTAGGCGACGAGCTTCAAAAGGTAAGCCAGGGCTTCGCACGTTTCGGCGGTGAAGCGAACCTACAACAGCTCCGCAAGGCCACGAACGGCCTACTTACCGACCTGGAGTTAATGAAGACGGCCACAAAGGCCGGAACCTTTGGCATCGGTATTGGCGAAATGGGCAACCTTTTGCAGTTTGCCAAACGCCGCGCCCAGGAAACCGGTCAAGAGGTTGACTACCTGGTTGATTCTATCGTAACGGGTATTGGCCGTAAGTCGCCGTTAATCCTGGATAACCTAGGCATTTCGGCTACGCAACTGCGCAGCAAGCTCAACGGCGTGAGCGTCGAAGCGGCAAGCGTCGCAGACGTAAGCCGAGCAGTGGGTGAAATTGCCACGGAACAGCTGCGATTGATGGGCGACGCCGCGGTAACCGCTACCGATCGGATGCAGCAGCTCAACGTACGTTGGGAAAATCTTAAGGCCAACATCGGTACCGGCTTACAAGGTGCCGCGCTTCAGACATACGATATATTCGACAAGTTCTTTCACTACATGAAGGGCGGCCTTTTCGGCATGCGCGACATTGTGCAGGAAATGAACGGTATAATTACCGAGCAAAGTATTCTCCGCATGCGCGAAATGGCGAACGCCGTTAGCGCGGTTTCACCTGGAGCCACGGAACCAAACCGCCCAGGCGGTGCGCCAAGCTTAAACTTTGGCAACTTTAGCGAAAACACGCTAGCCAATATGCGCGCACAGCTTGCAGCGTTTAACGCGGAGCTGGAAAATGTAGGCATTGGAAGCGCACGATTTGCAGAGCTTCGCGGGCAAATTGAAGCATTAGAAGCCACCATTAGAAGGCTTACGGAACCGGCAAAGCAACTATTTGTAGTGCCAACCGAAGAGGCTATTAAGCTAAATGACAAGGGCCTAAAGCCAGTGGCCAACGGTATTGTGTACATGAACCAGGTACTGCAAACCGCAGGCATCCCGGCTTTTGACGCGTTCGGGCGCATGATTAAGGGCGCAAAAGACCAGCTCGAAGTAATGAACGAGCAAATGCAGGCAGCAGCGATGTTCGGCGCAGAGTTTGGCGCTATAATTTCATCTGCATTTACAGCGGCCATGAATAATGGAACTAGCTTTTTTGAAGAAATCGGAAACGCTATACGCAATTATGTACAGCAACTTGCGGCAGCATTAGCCACCACGGCAGCGCTTTCGGTACTATTTAGCGCAATTACTGGCACCCCGCTTAACATAGCTTTTGCAGGCGTTTCGCAGGGCATGGGTCTGGGTAATTTCTTTGGCGAAGGCGGCATGTTTAACATGAAGGCCACGGTAAGCGGTTCCGACTTAATTTTAGGCACGGACAGAGCAAATAACAATAGAGGAAGAACCGGTGGCTAAAACTTTAGTATTCTACGCCACAACGGCCCGGTACGATTTCAAGATATACGACCTTGGCACCACGCACCAGGGCTTTGATTTCATGCCCCCGGTAGAGGTATACGTTGGCGACTGGGAAATAGCATACCAGCCACAAGACAGCACTCTACCCGGTATCATTCCGAGTTCATGCACGGTAAGCTTTTACCTAGAAGGCGCAACGCCGACCATTGACGATTTTCGCGAGGTATTTAAGACCGCGAAGCCAGAATGGGTACTTGAGGTACACGAAGGCCTTGGCGTGGTTTGGCGGGGCGTCATTACGCCCGACCTGGGACAAATCGAAGTCATTAACGGCAAGCGCTTTATTAAGGTAGTGGCAGCGGACGGATTCCAAATGCTAGAAAAGCGTGCGGACTTTATTCAGCTAAATACAGTAATTCCGTTCACGGATTATATCGCCAGTATTTTTACGTTCTGCAAAATCGCAGACATCTTTACCGGCTTTTACGTGGGCGAACACTTTGCCCCCTACGGAGTTACTACGACCGAGGGCGGCCTTTGGTGGACCGGGACGATACGCAACGGACTAGCTTACACGGACGGCGAGCCACGCACTAGCCGCGAAATCATTCAAGATATCTGCACGGCGTTTAACTTGCAATTATTCCAGGACAAGGGCGAAATCATTTTTCGCAGCTGCCATATTAAAACGCCAGCCTGGTACAACGTATACGACACCGGTGGCGACTATATGGGTAAGATTTACCCAACTGGTCCCACGCAAAGCCTAGTAGTTTACAGCGACGGTACGGAAATGTACAAGCCCGCCACACGCGAGGTACTATACCTAATTAACCAGCCCGCTAGCAGCTACATTAAGGACGAAGGAAGCCAGTACAAAACCCGGCTTAACTACTTTGTAAACGATGCCACCCCCACGGGAGCAAACCACATTGATTACGAAGCATACCTGCGCGCTAGGCTTTCATTCGACGCTGGATTTACTGGCGACCATATTGAGGTTGAGTACGAAGTTCAAATTAAGTTTGGTAACTATTTTTGGAACGGTAGCGATTGGGTAACTACACCAGCTACTGCAACTTTTACCAAACAAAGCTTTGTGTCCGGTCCAGGGCCGCTAATTGCGGACATAACGTACCACATAAATAACTATCACCTGGACACGCTGCCAACAATTGGCACACAGCAAATCTACATAACCGTTACGGCGGTGCAGGTGGCAGGTTACCCAGCGGATAGCGTTACTATTACTAGTACGCTTTTCATGGCGTACCACAACGATTTCCCCGATCAGATACCACACTACGCGGACAATACAGCACGCCAAAACGGGGTAGACGTACGGCTCGAAAACCAAATGGGCGACATACCTGGTACGGCACAGCCAGCCACAACCCCTGGACTTATAGGACGGTTTACAACTAGCGGACGTACCGCGGCAGCTGGTAACGTAAGCTGGGACCTTAACGATCGTTACCTGGCCAACCTAGTGGCCGAGCAAATCGCCCGCAAATCATTTCGCAGCCACCAGTATTACGAAATCGAATTGGACGGCAACGTAAGCTATAACCACACGATTACGTGGGGTAGCGTGGATTACAAGCCCATTAACTTAAGTATAATGGAGCGCAGCACGCGCGTAACGTACCGAGAGTTTATTGATGGCGACCTAGAACGCTCTGAAATATGATAACCTACGAGCTCCCCAAGAATTTAGCATACTGGACGTATGTAACGCTAGACGGCGGAACCGTCGAAACCAATACTTGCACCCTATGAACACGGCACAATTTATAACTATCTTTACTGGAGGAAACTACGCCGCCCCAATTTGGGACACTTACGAAGCCTACGTACTGGCTGACAGTGGAACAGCGGAAGCGCGC